ATGACTTGCGCCATTCAGTTGGACTTTTTTGTTTTTGCAAAGGTTGGAGATTATTTCCCTTGCGATAACGATACCATAAAACCTGAATATCTTGTCTGGGATGCGAGTATGGACGCAAATTTCAAGCAGATAGAACTTCTCACAAATCAGCTATATACAATATCTGAAATGGGTTCTGCTGTATTCGGAGATTTGACAAATAAGGCAGGTGATGTTCCAAGCGGTTCGGCTTTAAGACGATTGATGATGTCACCACTCGCCAAGGCTCGGAGAATCGCAAACCGCTTTGACCCGATACTCAAAAAGATTATATCAGCAAGTGCTGAAATTCTTGGAACAAAAATTGCACCCGAAGAAATCACTATTACATGGCATGACGGCTTACCTGCCGACCCAGCAGAGGACGCTGAAATTATGTCAGTTCGTACAGGTGGAAAAGCCACATTATCGCAATATACAGCAATACAAAGGCTTGATGATATGTCGGCTGCTGATACAGATGCGGAGCTTGCTATGATACGCTCGGACGATATTGATACAACGGCAGGAACGGAAGAACCCGTTCTTGAACCTATCGAGGGTATCTGATGAGTACACAGAAAAAACTGATTGAAACATATCAGAAAGCACAGAAAAAGCTTGTTGAAATAATCCAGCGAAAACAGGCTCATGGTTCTGTAACATCATATGAAAGGTCACTTTTAAGACAAATTCAAAAGGAGCTTAAAAAGCTGAAAAAATCTTCAAAAGCACTTGTTGAACAGCTCATCAAAGAAAACTACAAAACAGGCTTGCAAAACTTAATTGATGACTTACTAAAAGACAATACCGCACCAAGATTGTTTAATATGTTCAGCAAACTTAACATAAGTCAGATTGAACTTATTACTCAAAACGCTAATATCGACTTAAACAAGGCAATTAACATTGTTGGTCGCAGAGTTCAGGACGCAGTCAGAGAGGCAGGCGTTGAAGCGACAGCAGAAAAGCTCACAACAGGTCAGACAGTCAGGGAAATGCAGAAGAATCTGGAAAAGAAGCTTGAACAGCAAAATCTGACAGCAGTAGAATATGCCAACGGTACGAAAATGCCGATTGAAAAATATGCTGAAACTGTTGCTCGCTCAACTACTGCAGAAACTCAAAATAAAGCTAAAGTTATACAAGGACAAGACTGGGGCTATAACCTTGTAAGATTTACGGAACACAGTCCTACTTGCGAGGTCTGCTCAATGTATCAGGGCAGAGTTTATGCTTTGACGAAAGAAGCTGCCAATGGCAAATACAAAGGTTCTAAAGGTCAAGCATTGCATTTTCTCTATCTCTATGATACAGCTTTGATAAGCGGTTACAGTACTATACACCCTAACTGCCGTCACCGTCTGTCAGTACTTCCGGCAGGAGCTTATACTGCTGCTGAAATGGAGGAATTTTCCCGAAAAAGTATGCAGCCATTTGAAGATATGCGGTCAGACAAGGAACGCAAAGCGTATGCTCAAGAACAAGCAGTAAAGCGGAAGCGGAACGAGAGCCGTAAACAGTATGAGAAAATTAAGGTTGCACTTCCGAATGAAGCACCAAAAACATTTGCTGCTTTTGTTAAGATGAAGGCTGCTAAATCCGAGCGTTACAAAGAGCTTTTGAAAGATTATCGTACTGTAATGGGTATTGCAAAACAGCAGGAAAGTGGTATAATAAATGATAGTAACAGTAATTATTATACAATTACCGATAAAGCTATAAATTCTGTTCCACTTGTAAAAGTTGATGGTTTTACAGATGAACAAAATTATTTACTTCAAGAAGCACATAAACAGTTGTTACAAAAAGCTAAGACAGAGAAACTTGGCGTAGAAATGTCAGCTGTATATGATATGGATATGAAGCAAATTGGTAAAACAAGAACAGAGCATAATGTAGGTCGTGTCGGAATTGATAATCCGAGCGAACCTTATATTGGAATACATAATCATGGTAGTGATGAGACCTTTAGTATATCCGATATTGAAGGTTTTATAAGAAGAAACAATATGAGAATGCTTACAGTTGTTGGAAGTAAAGGCTCTATTTACATTTTAAAGAAGTCTGATAAGTGTGATATAATAGGTTTTTTTGATCATTTATCTTCTGAAAAAGAAATTCCAATATTCAAAGGAAATACTTACAATGAAATTCTTAAGAGCAAGACATTTATTAGTGATTTGAATCCAGAAGAAACTGTAGCTTTAAAAAATATAATCAAACAATTTTCTCTTAATATTTTAAAGGAGGTTGAAAATTATGGAGTTAAATACTTACAGTTCCCAATTACCACCTGAAAAGATTGAAATATATAAACGCTATCTTGAAAAAGCAGAACCTTATACGCAAGAAGAATTTAACGAACTTGAATTAGACGGAGAATATGATCCTGACAGAATGAATGCGACTACAGCAAATATTATTCTTAATGGTGTTGAATATTAAAACTCCCTCATAAATGCCCTAAATCGCATTTAATTATTATAGGTAAAATTATCAGTCCGACAATTTATAAACGCTCTTAAACGGCTTATAAACGAATTTAAACGCATATATAACACAGGCAATAAGCGTACCTGCACTTTTATGGTGCAGGACGCTTTTTTATATTGCAAATTTTTTAATGAAAGGAATTTTTACTATGAGTGAAACAAACACAAATGCTTCAATAGAAACCAAAGCAAAAGCAGAACCACAGACGGCAGAACCACCAAAGCAGACACAGGTTGACCAAAATGCAGAAAAGCTAAGTACTTATGAAACTGCTTTAAGAAAAATTTTTAAACTTGCTGACGGCGAGGAGCTTGGTGACATTGACGGCAAGCTGACAGAGCTTGAAGCGGAACACGAAAAACTTATTTCAGCAACAAAGGATAAGCTTATTACAGCAAGTCTTAATGCCCTTGATGGCTACAACACAAAACTACTTGCAAGGCTTATCGACAGAAGCAAAATTACTGTTGATGAAAACGGCAATATTACAGGACTTGAAGAAGCAGTAAAAGCTGTTTCAGACGAATTTCCTGCCGTAATTGTTAAAAAAGAATCTGCAAAGAAACCTTTTGTAGCAATTAACCCGGCACAGCAAACATCAACATCACAAACAATGAATGACCTCATTAGAAGTCATAGATAATAAAAAAAGGAGATTTTAAAATGGCAAACATTATTACAAGAACAGACGCAGAAGCTCTTATTCCGGTTGAATCAAGCAAAGAAATTATTCAGGCAGTTCAGCATGAAAGTGCAGTTCTACAGCTTATGAAAAAACTGCCAAATATGAGTTCAAAGCAGACTAAAATGCCAATTATGTCGGCTCTGCCCGTTGCAGGATTTGTAAACGGTGACAACGGCTTGAAACCTGTGTCCAGTGCATCATGGGAAAACAAGTACATTACCGCAGAGGAAATCGCTGTAATTATTCCTATTCCTGAAGCTGTACTCGACGACGCAGAATATGACATTTGGGCAGAGCTTAAGCCTTCGATTATTTCAGCTTTTGGCAAGGTTATTGATGGTGCTATATTATTCTCGACCGAAAAGCCAACAAGCTGGCCGGACGGTATTGCAACATCAGCAATTACAAAGAAAAAGACTGTTACATATGGTACAGGCATTGACACAGCCGAGGATATTTCCGAGCTTATGGGACTTGTCGAGGCTGACGGTTTTGATGTTACAGGCTTTGCGGCAGAAATTGCTCTGAAATCATCTTTCAGAGGTTTGCGTGACAAAAACGGCGGTCTTATCTTTGCTCCAAGCTTGCAGGCGGATACACCATCAACTCTATACGGTCAGGCAATCAACTATGTAAAAAATGGTTCTTGGGATAGCAGCAAGGTTAAGCTTATTGCTGGTGACTGGTCACAGGCAGTTTATGCAATGCGTCAGGATATGACATATAAGGTACTTGACCAAGCTGTCATCAGTGACGCAAGCGGTAAAATCTTATATAACCTTGCACAACAGGATATGGTTGCACTTAGATGTGTAATGCGTCTTGGCTGGCAGCTGCCTAACCCAGTTACACAACTCAATAGTACTGATACACGCTATCCGTTTGCAGCTCTTGTACCTGCAACTGATCCTGCGGCTGATACTGAACATTCAGGTGGTTAATTATGCTCGAACTCGAAAAAGGCATTAACAGCTATTTAAATCTTGATGAAGCAAATGAGCTTATTGACGGTGTTGATACAACAGGAAAATGGCGTGAGCTTACAGACGGTGAGCGAAAGCAATATCTCGTACTTGCAACAATACATATTGACAGCCTTATGCTTACATCTCGAAAACATAAAGCCGAACAGCAGTTACAATTTCCAAGAGGAAAAAGTTCGGAAGTACCAAGAGCAGTACTTATGGCACAAGCTCTTGAAGCACTTACATTATCTGATACACAAGCAATGCAAAGAGATTCCTTGCGTGAACAAGGTGTAACTTCAATTAAGCTTGGCAATACAAGTGAAAGCTATTCAGATGATTCAAATTCATCTTCTAAGCAAAATAATGAGCTTAAAAGTAAGGTCGCTATGTCGCTTATGCGACCGTATATTCTCGGTTCGGCGGTGATGTTATGAGCTTGTTTACTCCATACTTTAAGGATAGCATTTCTGTACAGAATTATATTGGTGTCAATGATTTTGGAGATAGTCAATACAGTTCTGCAACGGATATGCTTTGCCGAGTAGAATACAAAACGCAGGAAACTCTTGATTCTAAAGGCAATAAAGTGATAAGCACAGCAACTATTTATGCGAGATTTTTAATCTATCACCCTCTGTCATAGCTGGAACAGCAAACGATGAATCTTATACCACTGCGATTAAAACGGCTGTAATGCCTGTTATAAGGGCTTTTGAAACAGCTTTGAATCAGGGCTTGCTTTTAGAAAGCGAAAGGCACAGACACTATTTTGCTTTTGATACAACAGAACTTCTCAAGGGAGATATACTTAAACGCTATCAGGCATATCAAATAGGTTTAGCAAATAATTTCTTACAGGCTGATGAGGTTCGATATAAAGAAGACCTAAAACCGCTTGGCTTTAATTTCATACGCTTGGGCTTGCAAGATGTTCTTCTCGACCCGAAAACAAACACAATCTATACTCCGAATACAAATCAAACAACAATGTTTGGTCAGAATGTAAATCAACAGGTTGCTGATAGTATGAATGAAGAAACAGAGCAACGCTGGGACGGTCAACGTCGAGAAAGCAATGGACAGTTCGGTAAAGGAAAAAGGCCACGCTCAGCACAGTCAAAAAGGAAGAAAAACGGTTCAGATAAATCCTCTGAAAGACTTGAAAAGTCGGATAAGAGTGATATATAATAAAAGAAAAACAAAAATCTTCAAATGTACCGAATGTGTCAGCTAAAGGTAGAAATGAGTTTACAGTTAAAGGCTTTAAAAATAAACAGGCATTAAATAATCATTGGAAGAATGGTCGTACTCACAGAGATGAGTATATTCAAGACGGTATTACAACGGCAGAACAGTATCAAGCAAGAGCGTTGGAATTGGTGCAAAGTCCTGCGGATGGTAAGAAGATACTCGGGTATAAAAATTCACTTGGTCAAATTATTAGATACGATGTTGATAAAAACGATTTTGCAAAAGGCAATCCTCAAAAGGGTATATTTACAATGTTTAAGCCAGGTGATGGCAGGGATTATTATGAGAGAGAACTAAAAAAAGAGGGAATAGAAAATGATGATTGACAGAAATAACAGAGATGGTATTTGTCCGATATGTAAAAAATATCGTTTCCCTGAACCTAATACATATGAAATGTGTCAAGTTTGTGGTTGGTTTGATGACCCGTTACAGTTTGAAGAACCCAATAGCTTGGGAAATAATGATTTAAGTCTTAATGAATATCGTAAAAAATGGCAAAACGGAGAAATACCTCCGCCAATACTTGATTATGATTAAAGAAACCGCTCCTTGAGGGCGGTTTTTCTATGCCCGAAAACGAATACAATCTATACTCCGAATACAAATCAAACTACAATGTTTGGGCAGAATGTAAATCAACAGGTTGCTGATAGTATGATTGAAGAAACAGAACAACGCTGGGACGGTCAACGTCGAGAAAGCAATGGACAGTTCGGTAAAGGAAAAAGGCCACGCTCAGCACAGTCAAAA